CTGACGGATAACGGCGACGGCTGGCCCCAGCTCCAGCTTGTCGAAGCTCACCGCTGTGAGACGCCGGCCTATCTGGGCGCCGACAAAAGAATCTCCGACGGCGTGCGCATCAACGCCCAAGGCCGTCCGCTTTCCTACTACATCCGCATCGGCGACGGCGACAAATACACCGAGGTGCAAGCCACCGACGTCATCGTCCTGGCCGAGCGGGACCGCCCGGATGAGCTGCGCAGCATCTCCCGCCTGGTATCCTGCCTCAACCTTTTGCAGGACCGCCAAGAGATTTTGGAATTTGAGACCGCCGGTGCCAAACGCGCCGGAGCCATCGGACTGGCCTTGGAGGGGCAAGGGAGCACAGGCTTTTTCGGACCCGACAGCACCAGCGAAGACGGCATCACCACCGACAAAATCATGGGCGGCGGCGCCATCTGGAATCTGCCTGCCGGCAAGACGCTGAAGGAAATCAAGAACGACCGCCCGGGGCCCAACCTGCAGGAGTTTATGGACCAGTTCCTGCGGGCTGCTGCGGCCGGGCTGGGGCTGCCTTACGAATATATGTGGAAAGCCGACCTTTCCGGTCCGTCCCAGCGGTTTGTCTTGGCGCAAGCTCAGCGCCGTTTTGACGAGGTCAGCCAAGCCATCATCACCCAGCTTGTCTCCCGCGTCCGCCTCTGGGCTCTGGCCAAAGCCATCAAGCGCGGTGACCTCACCCCGCCCCGCGGCATGGATCGCTGGTGGGGCGCTGTCTACCACACCCCGAAGCGCACCACGATCGACGCCGGGCGCGACAGTGCCGCCGACCGGGAGGATCTCAAGCTTGGCATCCGCACCTTGGCTGACATCGCAGCCGAGCGCGGAGACGACTGGCAAGAGATTGTGGAGCAGCGCATCGCCGAGCAAGTTTTCATCCGTGCCCGGGCCACCGAGGCTGGCGTGGACATGGCCGAGATCCAGAACACCGGACAGAAGCCAGCTGCTCCCGCACCCATCACCCCTCCGTCCGCTCCGGCTCCAGCCGACCAGACGGAAGCGCCGGATTTGTCTGCCGCTACCGTCACGATCAACATGTCCGCTCCGGTGGAGATTTCTGCGCCCGCGGCTGTTTTGGATCCAGAGCCCTCCGCCAAGACCGAGGCGTTTACCATGAAGGACGATCCGGATCTGGAGCTGACCGACAAAGAACTGGACATGGTGGCCAAGGCCATCGGGCTAAAACTCAAAAAAGCCAAAAAGAAAAATAGCTAGTTGACGCTCCGTGGCCGGTATGGCCACACAGCTCAAAAACGTCTCCATCCTGACCATTGGCGAAGCCAAGGGTCACAACCTTTACGTCGACGAAACCAGCTTGCAGGAAGCCCTGACCGTGGCCCAGTCCATGGGGCGGATCAAGGTGACCAACGGCCACGGGGCTACCCAAGTCATGGACATCCTGGGCTATGTGGAAAATTTCAAGATCGAGGGTCAGCGCCTGTTGGGCGACCTGACGCTGCTGGACAGCGAGAAGGCCAACTACGTCCGCAGCTTGGCGGAGACCATGCCGGACCAGTTCGGCCTCTCCATCACGTTCTCCGGAATGCCACGGGAGATCGACGGCCGCCGCTTTGCCTCCGTCACGGAGATCTACGACGTGTCTGTCGTCGTCACCCCGGCGGCCAACGCCAGCCTGTTCACGGCGTTTAGTGCGCTTCCGGTTGACAGGCTTCAACAAGCCATGGATTCAAAAAATCCGGCCGTTGAGGCCAAATTAGAGGCAGCCGCCGAGGCGCCCGTCACACCGGCGGCCCCGGTGTTTAACGCCGAGGAGGCCATCGCCGCCCTCGCCGCCAAGATTGAAACCCTTTCCCAACAATTCGCCGACCTGGTGACCGCCAAGCTGGAAGCCGCCGTCGTCGAAGCCGCTCCCGCGGACGAGGCCCCCATGGCCGAGCCCGCCCCGGAGCCGGTGGCCGCGGAAGCCAAGGTCGAGGAGACCGTGGTGGATGCGCCCGCCGACAACACGGCCGCCGCCCTTAAGGCGGAGCTGGCCACCCTGAAAATCGAGCTGGAGGCATCCCGCGGAACAAAGCCGCTGGAGACCTCCGCTCCCCAGAATTTCTCGCGTGCAGAGCTGATCGCTCAGTTCAACGCGGAAAAGGATCCACGCCGCGCCGCGGAGATCTTCAAACAAATCAAGCTGGCGCGATAACCACAAAGGACACCAAACACCATGGCTAACTCACTCGGAACCACGTCCAATGGCAAAGTGGTCGCCCAGCGCGCCCTTGAGCTCTTGGTCGAGCAGTATGGATTCGTAAGTCAAATCGTCGGGGACTACTCCGACGCCACCGCTCGTAAGGGCGACAGCATCACCACCCACATCGTCTCCGTGCAGTCCGCTTCGGACTACAGCACGACGCAGGGCTACCTCGCCAGCGACGTGACGCAGACGGACGTGGCCATCACCCTCAACAAATTCAAGCACGTCAGCTACTCGATCAACGACGACGAGCGCACCAGCTCCTCAGTCAACCTGATCGAGCGCTTCGCCGAACAGGCCGCGCACGCCATCGGCAAGGCCATGGTGGATGACGTTCTCGCCCTGGTCACCACCCACTTCTCCAGCACGCTGAGCATCAGCGCCGGAGCCGTGACGTTTGGTTCCATCGTCGATTGCGCCGCCACCCTCAACACCAACAAGGTGCCGATGGGCGGTCGCTTTGCGGTTCTGTCCCCTGGCAACTACGCCAACCTGTCCAAGGACAGCGTGGTGGTCGCCAACGGCCAGCGCAACACTGACCTCGTGGGCTCCGCCGATCTCGGCGTGGTTCACGGTGTGTCCATCAATGCGTACCCCAGCCTTCCGTCCGCCGTGTCGAAGGGCTTTGTGGGTCAGCGCGAGGCGCTCCTGGTGGCCACCCGGCTGCCGGAAGTCCCCGCAGGCGTGGCCATCCCTGGAGACATCACCAACGTCTCCGAGCCGAAAACCGGAATCTCGCTCCAACTGCGCGAGTTCTATGACATCGGCCTCGGATCTCACCAGCGCACGCTGTCCCTGATCTACGGCTGCAGCCGCGGATCGACCAGCTCACTGGTCCGTATCGTCTAAGGGTTACTCCCAACTGGTGGGGCGGCTGGATCGGGGGGTCCAGCCGCCCTTCCTCTCTAAAAAATGAAAAACACCCCCTTTGTGTCTCTCGCCCTTATCGCCGGCCCGGCGGAGGGCGAGATTCTTTTTCGGCTCATCCAATCGGCCAAGGGCCTGTGGGACGAGGTCATCGTGGTTGCCGCCACCGGATCCCAGCCGTATGACGATCTCAAGAAAGCCCTGCAGGACGCCGCCGGCGAGGCCGGCACGTTTGCCGTCTATCACAACGCCCCGGAAAATTCCGGCTGGCCGCATATCGATAATTTCGCCGCCGCCCGCAACCAGGCGTTCAGCCTGGCCCAGGGCAAGTACGTCATCTGGGCGGACTGCGACGATCTGTTCCTAGGTAACCAGGCGGCACTGCACCGCGGCGTGATTGAGGAGCGAGACAAGCAGGCGGAGGGCTGGGACGTCTTGGTGACCCGGTACGACGTGCAGAACAGCGGCATGCGGGACAACCGCCGAGAGCGGGTTTTCCGCCGTAAGGCAGATGGCACCCTCCCAGCCCACTGGGAGCGGGCCATCCATGAGCGGGTCAAGCCGGACGAAAAAGCGGCCGTGGGCCTGGCCGACGGCCTGTGCATCACCCACGTGCCCAAGACCAATAAGACCGGCAGCGGAGAGCGCAACAAACGCATCCTGGCGGCCGAGACCGAGGGAGCCGGGATGAACTGGTACTACATCGCCATGGAGGATTTTCTGCGCGGGCAGTACCAGAAAGCCATCGGCCCCTGCCTGCTGGCGCTGGAACACCCGGACGTGGGTGCCACGGAGCGCTACCAGCTGCTGTGCATGGCTGGCGTGATGTGTGCCGCCCCGGACAAGAAGCGCAAATACTTTGGCCAAGCCATCACCCTGCATCCCACCCGCAAGGAAGCGCACGGCCATCTGGCCTGCCAGCTGATGGATGAGGGGAACCTGCATGAAGCCAGCCGCCTGCTGCAGGTGGTGGACAGCCTGCCCCGCCCGGCTGGAGTCATCTGGAACCTGGACGCCAAGTGGTACGGCCACCTACCCAAGATGCTTTTGTCTCAATGCCTCCGGGCGGCCGGACAAAAAGAGGACGCGGATCGCTGCGAGCGGGAGGCGTTCCGTGCCGCCTGGGGTAAGATCACCGTCATTTACGCCGGGGAGCTGGCGCACTGCGTCCGGGCCCACAAGCTGTTCATGGACACGTCCGACAATCCCGCCGGTATCCAGCACCTGTTTATCACGCCGCCGACGGATGACCCCGGAGCCAAGCGGCTCAACATCGTGAAGGATGCCACCGAGGCGATTGAAAAGGCGCTGGGTCATATCCTCCTCACCGTCAAGGCGGAGGCGGAGACGCCCATCCCGCCGCTGATGTGGGATGCGGCCCTGATCCATGGCGGCACGCTCCCAGGCACAGCCCAGCGCCTGCCCGATCCCGTGGACAAAAAAAGCCGGGTCGTCATCGGTCTGACCACCACGCCGAAACGGATCCACACCGTCCTGCCCACGATCGAAAGCCTGCTGGCGCAATCCATGCCAGCGGATGAAATTATTTTATCCGTACCGGAGAAGCTGGCCCGCACCGGCGAGCGATTCCCGGAAATCCCGCCCGCCCTGCAAAAGCTGGCGGATGAGGGGCGAATCCATATTGCCCGCACGCACGATCACGGCCCGGCCACAAAATTTATCGGAGCGGCCTGGGCGGCGGACGAGTCCGGCACGCCGGACGATTTTATCGTCTGGTGTGACGACGACATCCTTTACAGCCCGCGGATGGTGCAGACGCTGGTGGAAAATTGCCCCGACGGGTCGGCCTTGGGCCTGTGCGGCTTTTTTATGACCGGGCCCAAGGGCTACGCCATCGCACCCGACCACCTCGGCCACGCGGAGATTCTGGAGGGCTTTGGGGCGATCGCTTGCCGGCTGAAGGACATGCCCGATCTGGGCCAGTTCCCGTCCTTCACGGCCAAGGAG